ACAGCCGAGAAACAACAAGAATTGCTGGATCTCGGAGATGTGGTACGGATGCAGACAGAAGCTCTTCGCCAGATTCAACGTGAAAAAGAGGACTTGATCAATGCACTTGAAAAAGAAGCCACTGCGGCTCCTAATTCTAACAAGCCTGGCATTGCTACTACTGGGGGGATGCAGCGGCTCGAACGTCGGTGGGGTCCGAGTCCAGGAACTTCCGACTGATGTGGCTGAACCATGTCCACATCCTTTGGACGTGATCAAGGGTGTATCAGGTTCCACTGTTGGTTCAGATGAAATCCGAATGGGTCGCCTTGGCGATGCACTTATTGAATGTGGCGTTGAGAAACAAATTACTGTAGACGCAAACCAACAACTCATTCAGATCTTTCGAAACTAGGAGTCGAATCGTGAAAAATGACAACGACATGATTGAGAACGATGTTTCGTCTAAAAAGACGGACAACGACCCTGTGTCTGAAATCTACAACCCTTCGGATCTGAACAAAGTTGCGAGTGAGAAACTCACAGACTGGAAAATCGAACCGTCGGTCGCAGATCTCAAAGGAGATTTGGATTATGCACGGCAAGAAAACACAGACCAGAAAAGCAACGTCGATGGTTGGTTGAACCTCCGTAACACCACTGGTGCTGAGTCAGGCAAGAAAACCAAAACAGTTGGACGCTCTTCTGTTCAGCCAAAGCTGATCCGGAAGCACAACGAATGGCGTTATCCTGCGTTGAGTGAACCATTCCTGAACACGGAACGTATGTTCAACATCAACCCCCGTACCTTTGAAGACAAAGCATCAGCCGACCAGAACCAGTTGATTCTCAACTGGCAGTTTGACACGAAGCTCAACAAAGTCGATTTCATCGACCGGTACGTCCGCAAGACTGTGGATGAGGGTACTTGCGTTGTGCGTGTGGGCTGGGAACGTAAGACCGAAAAGGTCAAAGTTCTCAAGCCTGTGTATGAATATACCCAACTGGAAATGGGTGATGAAGAAGGTATGCAGATGCTGGCTCAGGCAACTGAGATGGCGACATCTGATCCTGAAGCATGGGAAGCTGATCCATCTATCCCGGATGAACTTCGGGCCGCCGTAGAGTTTGGTTTGGAAAACCAGGAAATGGTTGTGGCTGTTGAGATTGGTGAAGAGTGGGTCCAAGAGAACAAGATCACATACAATCAACCATCTCTGAAGATTATTGATGTTGCGAACTTCTTCATTGATCCCTCGTGCGATGGTGAGTGGGAAGATGCTCAGTTCATGATTTCTACGTTTGAGTCCACAAAGTCGGAACTCAAAAAACGTGGTATCTACAAAAACTTGGACGATGTGGACTGGGGTGCAAACCAGATCAAAGCTCAGGTCGGTGATCCAGATCATGAGACAACAACTCCGATTGCAGACAGTCGTCTGAATCAGGACAAGTCCAAAGTGCTGGTCTATGAATACTGGGGTGAGTGGGATGTCCATGATGATGGGGTGATGATCCCAATCGTGGCCACGTTCATCGGTGACACGATGATCCAGCTCGCAGAGAACCCTTTCCCTGACCGGAAGCCTCCGTTCGTCATCGTTCCTTACATGCCTATCCTTGGTTCAATCTGGGGCGAAGCAGATGCTTCTCTCCTCCAGGACAACCAGCGTATCCTTGGTGCTGTCACTCGTGGCACGATCGACCTTTTGGGTCGTTCGGCGAATGCTCAGTCTGGGTATTCCAAAGGTTTCCTGGATCCAGTGAACCGGAAGCGTTTCACCAACGGTGAAGATTTTGAATTCAACCCCAATGAGGATCCTCGTGTTGCCATCCAACAGATGCAATATCCTGAGATCCCCAACTCTGCACTGACCGTGATGCAGCTCCAGAACGCTGAAGCTGAAGGTCTGTCCGGGGTCAAGAGTTTCTCAGGTGGTATCACTGGCGAAGCCTATGGCCCAGTTGCTCGTGGTATCTCTGGTGCGTTGGATGCGGCTGGCCAACGTGAGATGAATATCCTTCGTCGTCTGGCTGAAGGTATGCGTCTGATTGGCCGCAAGATCATCTCGATGAACGCTTTCTTCCTCGAAGAGAAAGAAGTCATTCGGGTCACAAACCGTGAGTTCGTTGAAATCAAACGAAAAGATCTCTCTGGTGGATTTGACCTGATCGTGGACATCTCCACTGCACAGGTTGATGAGCAAAAAAGCCAAGACTTGGGAATGATGCTCCAGACAATCGGTCCAGATATGGACCCTGGTTTGAGCAAGATCATCTTGGGTCAGATTGCTGATCTCAAGCGTATGCCTGAGCTGGCAGAGCAGATCCGCTCCTATGAGCCTCAGCCTGATCCGCTTCAGCAACGTCTCGCTGAACTTCAGATTGAAGAGCTGGAAGCCAAGATTGAACTCGACAAAGCTCGTGCAACAGAAGCAATGGCACAAGCTGAGAACAAAGCTCTCGATACTGAGCTGGAGTCAACCGGTTCGAAGCATCAGCGTGATGTTGAGAAGATGGGTGCTCAGGCCCGTGGCAACCGTGATCTCGAAGTCACCAAGGGTCTCCTGAAAGGGGAGACTCCTGCTGGACAGATCGAAGCTGCTGTTGGGTACAACAAGATGGTCGAAGATTCCGACCGTGAACAAGCTAAACCTGAAGTTCCTCTGGGGCGTCCTCCTGCTCCAGAGCAGACACTTCCTATGGCTCCTCTCCAGAGTCTCCAAGAACAACCCCTTGCTTTTCCTCAGTAAAGCAGGTTACGAACGACCCACTGTAACATATCAACCACAAAGGACGTGGCAATGAACCTTTATGAACAAAATGCGAACGATACCGAGGAAACCGCACACCTCACCATGGAACAGTATCAGGAGTATAAAGCCTCCTGTGAAGATCTGCTCCGCAAGGCAAAGGCCGCTGAGAAATTGGCTGGACTGCCAGAGTTCAAAGAGATCGTCATGGATGCGTATTTTGACCAAGAGCCAAAGCGGCTTGCTGGTCTGATGGCAACTGGTCGTCTTTCTGACAAGCAGTTCGACGAGTGCATCGGTGAGCTGAAGGCCATTGGTTCCATGCGGACCTTCCTCCAAGATTTCATCCAGAAGGGCAACATTGCTCAGTCTGAGTTGGACAACCTTGAGGTGGCCTGGAATGAAGCTGTTGAAGCCAACAGCACAATCGAGGGGAGTGTCCAGTAATGGCTGATCCAAAAAACACACCGATCGACATCGAGTCGATGTCTGATGAAGACTTCATGAAACTGGATCCCTCTCAGATGCAAGAAAATGCGTCTGCTGAGGAAAAGGAAATTGTCGATGAGAATACTGATCCAGATGGTGAAAAAGATCTTGATGATCCCGACGCTGGTTCAGGCGAAGTCAATCCAGATGATGCTCCATCCGGATCTGATTCTGACACCTCAGATGGAGAAGATCCTGATAAAAACGAATCAGATGAAGGGGAAGAAGACTCTTCTACTGACAACCCAGATGCGGGTGATGCCGACAAACCTCCAGTCAAAGATTCCGAAAAGTCGAAGAAACCTGATGCCCCGAAAGGAGAAACAGACAAGTCAGCAAAGCCAGATGATTCAGAAGAACCAGAGAAGAAAGCTGACAAAGAGGCTGCTGGAGACGTAAAAACCTCTCCAGAAGATGCGATGGATTTCTACGACAAAGTCACTGCATCGTTCAAAGCAGATGGTCGGGATGTTCAGGTAAAGACTCCTGAAGATGCTATCCGTCTGATGCAGATGGGTGTGAATTACTCTCGCCGTATGCAGGAAATGAAACCCCTGCGTGCTCAAGACCAGATGCTGAAGTCCAACGGTCTGAATGATCCGGAGAAGCTGAACTTCCTTATCGACCTGTCAAAAGGCAACAAGGAAGCAATCAAGCAACTCCTCAAGGATTACAAGATCGACCCTGTGGACATCGACACCTCGACAGAAGATTCGCCCTATCAGGCGAACAACTATCAGGGTGATCCAAAGGATTTGGCGTTCGACGATGCGATCAAAGAGACCATCTCACAAGATGGTGGACGTGAACTCATTAGCGATATTAACCGGGATTGGGATACAGTTTCAAAAGAAGCTCTGCGAGATCAACCTACTATCTTCCAAAATATACTTGCACAAAAACGTTCAGGAGTTTATTCGAAGATTCAAGACGAATTGAAATACCAGCGGACAATGGGTTATCTAACCGACGTTCCCTTCCTTCAAGCCTACCATCAGGTAGGTGAGGCGATGCAAAAAGCTGGGGTTTTCAATTCTGAACCAGAAGTCCAACCAAAAGCGAAAGCTCTTGGCACTGGCACCCGGAAGGCTGCTCCCAAGCCGAAAACTGAGCAACCCACTCCAAACGTCTCATCGGCAACTCCACCCCGATCCGCACCATCAAATGATGGCGGACATCCTGAACCGGATTACTCGTCCATGTCAGATGAAGAGTTCAAGAAGTTGGCTCCTCCTGGTTAAGACAGAATCCAATTGAGAAGTTTGAAAAGGAAACACCATGGCTCAATTGTATAACGCTCCTCCGGGTACGCCTTCGGACATTGGTCCGCAGTTCAACACCCATTACTGGGATCGTCGTTCTCTGATCGACGCTGCCGAACAGATGTTCTTCAGCCCTCTGGCTGACGTTCGCTCCATGCCGATGCACTACGGTAAAGAGATGAAAGTCTACTTCTACGTTCCTCTGCTGGACGACCGCAACGTCAACGACCAAGGTCTCGACGCTTCGGGTGCTGTCACAGCTAATGGTAACATGTACGGTTCGAGCAAAGACGTCGGTCTGATCTCTGCCCGTATGCCTACCCTGACTGAAGAAGGTGGTCGTGTTAACCGTGTCGGTTTCACTCGTCTGGAACGCAACGGTACTCTGCAAGAGCACGGCTTCTTCACTGAATTCTCGGACGACATGATGACTTTTGATACCGACTCTGACCTCTACAGTCACATGTCGCGTGAGATGGTTGCCGGTGCCAACGAGATCACTGAAGACCTTCTGCAAATTGACTTGCTCTCCAACGCTGGCACAGTGGTTTACACCGGTGTGGCAACTCAGGACAGCGAGATCACTGGTGAAGGTGCGAACCCCTCGGTCGTGACGTTCATGGATCTGAAGAAATTGAGCATCGTGCTCGATGACAACCGGACTCCGAAGAACACCAAGATCATCAAGGGTTCGACGATGAACGATACTGCGACAATCAATGCGTCGCGCATCATGTACATCGGTTCTGACCTTCAGATCACTGTCGAGAATATGGTCGATGGGTTGGGCAACCCAGCGTTCGTTCCTGTTCGTAAGTACGCTGCTGCTTCGACAATCATGAATGGCGAAATTGGTTCGGTCGGCGACTTCCGTATCATTGTTGTTCCAAACATGATGAACTGGGAAGGTGCTGGTGCTGTCGCAACTGCTTCCAACCTGGGTTACGATGACGATGGTGCCAACTACAACATCTTCCCGATGCTGGTTGTTGGTGACGGCTCCTTCGCAACTGTCGGCCTGCAAGGGTCTGGCAGAAAAGGTACGAAGCAGAAGTTCAATATCATCGTGAAAAAACCTGGTAAGGAAATGGCAACGATCCAGGATCCTTACGGTAAGATTGGTTTCAGCTCGATCACGTTCTACCACGGCTTCATCGCCCTGCGTCCTGAGCGTCTGGCTGTTGTCAAAACTGTTGCGGCTGAGTAATCAGCTCTAGGGGAAGGGGGCTAGAAATAGCCCCCTTTCTCACATTTTAATCCCACTCAACTGAAAGAGACTTTCAATGAACATCAGTAAACTCGCACCCGCTGAAGCCATCGAGGCTGTCACGGCAATGGAAACTGTAGAACAACTCCGTGAAGCAGCAACCTCAATCAACGTCACATTCTCCGGCAACACCGGTGAGGCTACACTTCGGAAGAAGCTCATGGATACTTTGAAATCTGATTTGAACAAACTCGAAGTCGATGAGACTGTCCCCGATGCTGAGGAAGAAGAAGTTCCTGATTTTGGTGGTGAAGACACAACCGAAGATGGGATCCAATCGACTGCTGGCCCAGCAAAAACCGGCCCGACAATGGAAGAGATCCTGAAGATGGATCCGAACCAGATCACTGATCCGCAGCTTCTGCGTCAGGTGGTTCGTGCCAAAGCACTTCGTTTGCACCGTGTGAAGATCACCAACTTGGATCCAAGTGATTCACAGCTCAATGGTGCCATCATCACAGCCGTGAATAAATTCACCGGCAAAGTGGCGAAGTACATCCCTTTCGGCGACGAAGAAGCACCGAACGGATACCACGTCCCTGAGATCCTCCTGAACCAGTTGAAAAACACCAAGTTTCCTCTGCGTCGTGAGATCAAAGGTGGGGCATTCGGCGTCAAACGTTACAAGACCACGATGATCAACAAGTTCAATATCGAGACTCTTCCTCCGCTGACGAAGAAAGAGATTGAAGAACTGGCCAACCATCAGCGTGCATCCCACGCTATCGACAGCTAAGCAGTTTCCCTGCTAAGGCAGGGAGACCAAGAAATTGAGAGAGGAATTCAGAGATGCCCGTAAATGACTGCAATGCAGATGGACAGGCAAATGCTCTGTTTACCTCTCTCACCGCAGACTCTCCAACGCCTCCAACGTTGGATCTGTCTGATTCCAAGTATGACTTCAGTGCTGATGCCAGCTCCGAGCTGTACAAAGACATTCAGACAGTCACTCTCGAACAACTGACTGAGGTCAATCTCGAAGGCGACGGTGTCTTTGACAAACTCATGCAAGCCATGGATCAGCATATCCAGCGTGAGTACAAAGGGAACCGGATCACCGGGGACCAATATGCCAAAGTTTACACAGATGTGAGCACCGCTGTCCTGGGACAGTCGGTCTCTTTCCTGTTGCAGAAAGACCAATCCAAGTGGGCTGCCATCACTGCTCAGATGCAAGCACGGATTGCTGAGATCCAGGCAACTGAGGCTCTGATCAACCTTGAGAAAACCAAGGTCGAAGCACAACAGTCTGTCTTTGAAATGCAGAACGCTGGAGCACAGTATGCTCTGACGAAGATGCAGGTTGCCAATGCTGATGCAGCTTACTGCCTCACACAAGCACAGACTGAAGGTGAACAGTACAAGCGTAACTGGCTCATGCCAGCAGAACTGGCGATCCAGGAATACACACGCAGCAACATCCTGCCTGCTGAATATGCTGCGAAGCAGGTTACATCCGATCGGATTCTTCCTGCTGAAGCAGCGATCAAGGAATACCAGAACCGTGTTCTCCAGCCGCTCGAAAAAGATCTACAAGAGTTCCAGCGTGATCAAACACTGCCAACACAACAAGCAACTGCTGAGTACCAACTCAACCAGATGATGCCTGTTGCTCTGGGTAAAGAACAGCACCTGCTGAACTTCCAGCTCCCAGCTCAGACAAACCTGATCAACGAGCAGAAGGAAGTTCAGCGTGCTCAAACTCTGGAGACACGTTCAGATGCTCTGACTCCAATCAGTGGTCTCCTGGGTCGCCAGAAGAACCTGTTGGAGATGCAAATTGAACTGACCAGCGAGCAGCATGAGAATGAGCGTTCCAAGACAATGGATACTCGTTCGGATGATTCCACACTGGTTGAAGGTCTGAACGGTAAGCAGATGGATCTGTATGACCAGCAAATCGACAGCTTCATCAAGGACGCCAAACAGAAGGCTGCCAAGATGTATCTCGATGGCTGGATCACCCAGAAAACTCTGGATGAGAACTTGGCTGCTCCTGTTGAACTCAATGTTCCATCGGTCAGTGCTGTTCTTGAATCTCTGCGGTCGGCCAACAGCTTGTAAGGAGATCAACCCATGGGTCTCTTTGGTAGCAAGAAAATCTACGTCTCCAGCTCGATTTACAATCTGGCTGGGGACGAATTGGATCGTCCAAACTTCCTGAAATCGAGTCTCTTTGCAGCGGTCATGAACCCATACGATGCGTATCTGGGTGATACCATTGTCGGAAACTATCTGACTGGACCGGGCATTATGCAGCGGTCTTTCTTCAATTGGTCTGTGCGTAACGACATTGCTGGGCTGCCCACATTGGATGTGTCCAACGCAACAACGATCGACCCTCTGCTTGTTCAGCCTTTGGTTCCAGTGCCTTCAACTCCTGCGGGTCAGGTGATTCAAGTACAGACAGCCGTACTGACTGACGGAGACTATGGTCTCTGGGCAGAACAATGGATCTTGGAGAATGATCCAAGTGTGATCGACACAGACTGGGTGGCTGATTATGACGAAGACACAAACGAGATCACAATCCAGTTTGAAGGTGGTGGAACAACTGTCTTCAATCCAGTCGGCTTCAACAAGAACAACAAATATATCGTTGCCAAATACTCGTCTGTAGTCCCATCAGCATCAGAACCTCTGGAAGTTGGAACCAAGATTCTGAGTGTCAGTTCGACACCATCAACCACAGGCTATGTGCTGGACTCAACAGTCAACACAGGGATGGTCAATTACAACCTGGATCAGATCGTTGAAGTGACCAAATCATACAGTGATGGAAGCTCTGGTACATTCACCTCCAGTGCTCAGAACGTGAACCAAGGCTTTAACAGTCTTCTGAACACCTGGAATCGGACTGATTACGTTGGTTCAACATCGGGTGGGGATGACGTCTCAAACATCGAGAAGTGGCTGTATATCTGGGAACGTCGAGAGATCTACAATAACACTGTGGGGACCACGGTCGTTACGACAAATCCGAATACACCCTCACCAGGGGTGACGGAGACTGTCTCGACAAAAACCAAAGGAGATTGGCTCCGCCCTATCTACGATCATCAGCTCGACACACAGGAAACCATTGAGGACAATGTGATCCTGAATGGTGTGTGGATCTACCAGATTGGGACTGGCCAGGCCACACTGGATGCTTTGGTGGATGAAGAAGCGAATGAACCAAGCCCGGATTACTACCCATTTATCCCTATTCGTTTGAACAACGTAGGGCTTCGGGAACCAGTGTTTGATGACCTGTATGCTGAAAGCAAACGGGCATACAAACGTGCAACTGGTGGTCCGATGGAGGGCAACAATATCGACAAGATCCTCGACGAAGTTGAGGCAAACGAAGATATTGGAGACATCGACTATTCCTATGTTCAGTGGGGTGTGTCGGTGAACGTGTTTGATCCTGCTTGTCGCCGGTACATGTATGAGTGGTTCAAAAACCAGATCCCATATCAAAACACATCTCCATCGACGATGACTAATTTTACAAACTCAGTCACCAACTATGAAGCCGATATGGCCACATATACGGAGTGGCTTGAGGGTCAAGGTGATAGTGGTAGTGCGTTGTTTGGGGAACCTCGTCCTCCAAAACCAACAATCTCAGAACCTCCATCGACGACAGTTCGTCTGGTTGCAGATCACCCTCAATTGGGTGGTTTTGATAACCGTTTCACATGGGTAAATATCACTGAAACTTCCCATACTGGTTTGGGTAAAGCTGGTGCTGTTCCAGGAGACATCTGGTGGGATACAGGTGATACTCTGAGCTGGAGTGTTCAGACTGGCTCAACAGGACGTGATGGGGATTTTCTGCCCATGTTCACGGTCAACACTCTAGACGAAATGGTGTTGTTCAAACAAACCGGGGTCAACACGTACTCGAAGATGTCCATTTGGGGCATGGTTCATGAGAACTTCATCTATGGTGGTAAGGCTGTACGGACAACTCTGGCTGAAGGTGTTGCAGATACTGCTGAGTCTGTCTTCATCATACCTCTGCACGCTCCAACGGTGAAAACTCTGGGTGTGAAAGACTTCACCCAAATGGCTCTGTCAAACACGTTTATCACCTTCAACTCGTACAAGGTCGTGAAGAAGAAGTGGTATCAGACATTCCTCGGAATGTTGTTCATCGTGATTGCCATCGTTGTGGTGTCTGCTCTGATTGCTCCGTCTGCCGTAGGGGGTGCCTCTGGGGTATTCGGAACCAACGCTGCTGTGGGTGGTGCTCTGGGTCTCACAGGTACAAGTGCGATCGTTGCTGGTGCTGTGACCAACGCCATTGCTGCTGTCGTCATTGCACAGGCTGTAGGTGTGGCCTCTGTGGCCATCTTCGGTGAGAAGTGGGGTGCCATCATTGGTGCCATCGTAAACTTCGCCATCAGCTTTGGTGTGGCAAATGGTTTCTCGAACCTGACTCTTTCCAACATGATGAACCCACGAACACTTCTGCAATTCTCTTCTGCTCTGGCAAACGGATACCAAGGCTTTGTCATGGCTGAGATTGGTGAGATCAATGCTCAGATGGAAGAGAACAAGGATGCTTATGAAAAAGCGACCAAAGATATTAACGACTTGATGCGTTCCATGGGACTCACAGATGACTTGATATTTGATCAGATGAGCCTTACTGACAGTGTCAAAGGCAATGGGTCAAAGCAAGTTTCGGGGACGTATCTTCCAGAAACGCTTGATCAGTTTATCGGACGTACAACCATGACTGGTTCGGACGTTGTAGATATTACCCTTTCCATGGTATCTGAGTATTCAGATCTCCAGCTCACCCTGCCAAACAACTAAAGGATAAAGCTCATGTCAGGATACAGCCCAGTGATGCCACAAATGACAGGTATGGGAGACACCGCAATGAATGCCGCCGTAGCCGGTGGTGCCACAGGTGGACAACAACAAGCAGAGATGGGTAATTTTTCAAGCACATCAACTGGTAACATCTTCAACACAAAAACTGGTGCTGTCCAGTCACCCGGATTCTTCGGTCAAGGTGGTATGGCCGAGATCGGTCTTGGTGCAATTTCAACACTTGGCTCACTCTGGAACAGCTTCCAGCAGAACAAGATCGCCAAGAAGTCTTTGGCTCTTCAAAAACGAACATTTGAAACGAATTTGGCGAACCAAAAACAGACATACAATACGGAACTGACTGACCGTATTGAGAACCGCTATCGTTCTGAGGGTCGTGAAAACTACCAAGAACAGGCTGACGCATACGTCGAGGAAAACCAACTGTAAGGATTGCTCACATGGCACGACTCACTATTGAACAAATCAAAGCACCTGATCTTTCAGTTGCTTCTCAAGCTACTACTCGTGCTGGTGAAGCATTTCAACGTGGTATGAGCAGTGCCTCTGATCTTTTGTCTAAGTATCAGGAAGGTCTGACAGCTCAGGGTGACGCCGAGCTGACAAACCTCCTTGCTGGGGCCAAGAACGAAGATGAGTGGAATGCCATTGTGGCTTCAACTGATTTCTCAAAGATGAACCTCTCCGCTGGTATGCGGAACAACATCATGAACCGTCGGGACAATATTCTGGGGTACGAACAAGATCGTGCTATACGTCGTGGGACTGATGCTAAGACTGCTGGTACACAAGCCACCACAGCCCGGACGTACAATACGATCGGTCTGGAGAACAATCAAGATGCACGCCTACAAGACAATCATGACTACAAAACTACTCGTCGTGAGCAGCTTGGTGGTTTGGTCGGTGCTGTTCTTGAATCAGAACGTGATGGTCGAACCAATGGGTATCAACAACCTGCTCCTGCTGGTACAAACCTCGGTCCCCGTGCTGATGGTTCAGGGATTGCATTCCCAAGTGGATCCAGTGGTTCAGACCAAAAGATTGCCTATCGGAATGCTATCGCTGCAATTGAAAGTGATGGTTCCGGTGGATACGATGCTATTGGTGCAACCAATCCAACTCTGGGACGTGCTCTTGGACGTTACCAAATTATGGAAGCAAACCTTCCTGCTTGGTCTAAACGTGCTTTGGGTCGTGAAGTCTCTGTTGATGAATTCATGGCAAATTCTGATATTCAGGATGCAATCTTTGATGATCGCTTTGGTGGGTATGTTGAGAAATATGGTGAAGAACGTGCTGCTCGTGCATGGTTTGGTGGTCAAGGGAACATGAACTCTACTTCTGGTTCAGATGCCCATGGTCGTTTGACCATTGGTGATTATGGTCAGGATTTTCTGAGCAACCTTAAAGGTGGAAATCAGAACCCCAGTGCTCGTGCTCGTGCAACACAGAACCCGAACCAAGGTGGTGCAGCACGAGATCGACTTTATGCCGCTCTTGGCAACACTACTCATTTGGATCCAGCTACTGCTCTTAGTATTACAGGCAATGATTATGATTATGCCACTACAGGACAGGGTGCGATCAACGCTGAGAATGATCGTATTAGTTCAGAGCGTTTGAACGCTGCTATTGTAGCTGGTATTGAAAACCCAGAGATCTTCCGTCCCGGAGAACTCACTGAGAGTGTATTTAACACTCCGGGTCTAACAGATGCTCAACGTCTGCAAGCTATTCCTATAGCACGTCAAGCTGAAAAAGCTGCGGGAACTCTTTACACCCCATCAACGAAACCCAATGAAGTGCTGAATGCTGCTGTTCAGTCTCAAATTGATACGGATACTCGAAACTTCGAGAACTCACCTTCGTACTCATTCATTAAGGATGCTGAGGCATACAGTTCTGACCCTGTTGCCTCTCTTCAACAAAAGCTTGATCTGTCGAATGATCCTCAAGCTCTGACAGAGGAGACATCCAATAACCTCATGCGCTATATTGATGACATCGTATCCAAGAACCCCAACGTGTCTCGTGGAGAAGTTGTGGCTGCGATGGAGCGTAGCTTTATCAAAGATCCGGGAGATGATGATAACTCATCCTTCTGGTACAACAGTGATATAACACCTAACACTATTCGTCGTCGTTTCCCTGAAGAAAAGATCACAGAACTCCTAGGTCAGTTTGCTGGTCCAGAAGCCCGTAACCGTTTTGACTCACAAGCTCTCTCTAACCTATCCACACGGGATGGTATTGCCAAATCTCAAGCCAAACGGAATGAGCTTCTGTCTCAGGCACAACTGTATCCTGATGGTAGTCCAGAACAACAAAAACTGTTGCAGGAAGCTCAAAACATTGAAAACCAACTGTATTCAGGTAATTCTCAACAGACTGTAGAGCGTAAGCTTCGAGAGTATATTGAAGATAAGCCTTCGATTGTTGAACGTCTGTCTGGTCTTAATCCTAATTCTATGGAATACGAGAAAACACTAGCAGATATTGAAACAGGCATCCAAAACGATTCTTCCCTGACAAAGACAGATAAGAAGCTGATGATTGCCGCTCTACGAGGGTAAAATTACCATGGTTGAATACACTAACTCTCCATTGAAAAATCCTGATTTCTTTAAGCAATCGGCTAGTTCAAAGCTGGCCGATAGTCTTACAGAACCTAGTAATGTTGCTGCTGCGGTACTTGCTGATCGAGAAGGGAATGCACGGGCAGAGTCTGAAATGGGTCAAGCCATCCTTGGCGGGATGAGTTATGGGGAGTTGGTATACAATTATGGTAAAGAGGTTGCTGACCGTGTTGGTAATGCTCGTGTCTCAGAAGAACTGGGACGCCAGAACCGCATCCTAAATGCTGAACAGAATACCGCACAAATTGTGGGTGATACAGCCATTGGTTTCGGTGCTGGTTTTGTGAACACAGTGGGTTCTATCATCGGTGCAGGGATTGGTGGTATTGGTGCTCACGATAAGTTTTGGCACGGAGAGAATTATGTCAATGATGCCATTTCGAACTATGCAGTGGATTACACAGAGAGCACACGGGAAATAACTCAGTGGATGAAGAGCTTTCAGTCAGATGAACTACGAGACCGTCGGGGTCTGAGCGGTGTTGAAGCTCGCCTCGATGCTGAAGACAACCTTGCAGAATATGAACGTCAAACAGAAGGTCGTGAAGCGACCATGGTTGATGACTTGGCTTGGGTTGGTCGTGGTTTCCTTAACAATGTAGGACGTGTTGGCGGTGATCCTGCTCTGGCAACTGATTATATTGCTGAAGGTCTTGGTTCATTTGGACCAAGTCTAAAGATTGGTTCCTTCGCTTCCAAGGCAATAACATCAACTAAAACGTTTCAAGCTGCAAAGGTCGCAAACGCCATTGCTCCCACACAGGGAACACGATTCCTAGCTATGGGAGCTGACGCTGTAAACCGAGGTGCTATCGCTGCATCTGTCGGTGCAACTGAAGCTTCTGGTGTTTACTCTCAGACAGTCAATGAAGTCTTGGGTCTTACCCATGGCGAGTTGCTGGACATGTCTCCAGAATATTCTCGTATGGTTGATGAGGGTATTGATCCAGACGATGCCAAAACAACTTTGGCTGCCAATGCTGGTATTGAGGCTTTCAAGACATCTTTCCCAATGGCTGCTGGTCTGGGTATTGTTGCTGGTAAATTTGAAGCCATGCCTCTGTCTACTTTCCGTGGTTCAGGTTTCATTGGTGGCCTCCGCCAGGTAGGTGCTCAGACTCTCGAAGAGGGCGGCCAAGGGTTCACTGGTGAGGTCGCTACAAACGACGCTCTACGTGAGACAGGAGTAGATCCTGAGCGTGATGTGCTGGAAGGTGCTCCAGAGGCTCTGGCCATCGGTGTTATCACTGGTGCGGGTATGGGTGGTGTCATGGCGACACCTTCTGTATTCCGTCGTCCAGATCCAAAAAGCAATCCTGAGAGTGCTGAACAGGTCGAACGTCGTATTGAGAATGCGAAGAACAACGATGAGTATCTGCGTGAACAGTACAACGTTGCTGATGACATTGCACAAACTCGTATGGCAGTTCTTGAAGGCAAACAGGAACCAATGACTGAGCAAGAACTCGATGAATATGAGTTCCTTCTCGACAACTCAAATGATCCTGATGCCATTGGACGTGCATATGGTATCATCAATCGTGAAGACCAACGTCCCGCTGTTGAGCCAGAAGTACAAGAGAAGTCTCCTGCTGGTAAGGCTGCAAGTGCATTGGCTTCTGCTGCTGGGTCTGTGGCTCGTGGTGGTGGAAGTGCTCTGGATGCTGCTGCCAAAGTGGCTGAGAAAGCTGCTCCAGTTGTGGATGCAGTCAGTGAGAACGTGGCTGATTACAACACCCGCCCCGATCGTAAAACCCAGGCTGAAAGTATCTCATCTGGTTCACGGATTGTGGAGCTGGCTGAGAAAGAACTGTCCACACCGATTGATGATTCCGTGTCTGTCAGTGAGCTGAATGCTGAGTTGGGTCGTAAGCTTGCTGTTCAGTCTATTGCACGTAACACCTCTTCCGGTTCAGTTCCCAGCACATTCTCTGGTTCAACTCCTGAGAACGCTTCGACCCTGGGACGGGTTCAAGGCGTGCTGACGAAACTCGCAGAGAAGGGTATCCGGATCAACAAGATGAGCGATAGCGATGTTCTCTATGTCTCAACTGAGATTCAGAACCTTCGCAATGCTCTTCCAAGTCTGCCTGCTGCTATGCAGGTGGAGGTGAAAAAGATCCTCAATTCCAAGGACTTCGCTTCTATCCAGAAACGTGTTGCACGGATTGATCTCAATGAAACACAGAACCCAGATACCACAATCACTGATTCAGTGGTTGCTGAGACCAAAGCTGTGGCTGTGACCAACCCAGTGAACCTGAACTCTGATGTGGTGACAAAGATCCTGGAGCAGGATGATCGTACCGATCTGACTGCCAAGGACATCAAGTTCATGCGTGTGGGTAAACGGATTTCCGATGCCATCACAGGCCGTACCGGTGCTCAGGCTGAACTGAAGAAAGAAGAGAACGTCGCTCTGTCTCTGAAACCAGAGTATGCAGAAGGGAAGAAGAAACTCCCTTTGATCAAAGCGATTTCTCGCAACGTGACAATCGGTACTGGGAATGTGAAAGCACCCAGTGTTGCTGAGTTTGCTGGTTTAATTATGCAAGGTCTCCAATCAGAAACTGGTACAGTTGAGATCGACGGTGTTGCAACCGAAGTCGGTCAAGTTGTGAGCCATTACAAGAACTTCGCACAACACATGATCAACAAAGTCGGTGCTCTGAATGCTTCCCACAGTAAGCAGGATCAGAATGGCAAAGGCACAAACGAGATGTTTGAGAGCCTGGGTCAGAACCGTAAAATGGTGAAACCTGGTGAGCCGGGGAATGCAAAGTCTGTGTTCTATCACAGCTCGTCTCCTGGTTCGGTGAGTGCTGCTCGTGAGATCCATGCTGATGCTGTGGCCACGGTCGAAGTCTACAATGCTATGGCTGAAGCCTTCCCGGATCAGTTCCCGGATGGAACACTTAGTGTACCAGAATTGGCCGGATTTGAGACACAAACTGATTTGAGTGACACAAGTGACACAAGTGATCCACAAGATGATTCAAATAATACAAATGAGTCAACTGAGGATTGGTTGAAGAGTAATAAAGAAAAACGTGATAAGTCCGAAAAAGAACATGCAGCTCATTTAGCTAAAAATAAAGCTATTGATGAGCAGATTAAAATTGATGCTCAGAAGGGACGTGAACTACTTCACAGTCTTGCAATAGGTACGACCCTTGTAGGGAATGATTCAAATCCTGCTGTTGAGGGACTCTATTATCGTGTGGCTGTGGGAAGTAAAGATGGGACATTTCGCCGTCTTAATCAGATTGATGAAGATGGTAGTCACCTTATGATAAAGGATGAGAACGATAGTTTTGATATGGCAACCCTGTATCGTCGTTATAGAGATGGTGACTTAACAATTCAAGAATCCGAAGACACCCCAACGGCTGTCGAAGAGGATGTCGCGCCAGCGACATCTGATGAGACAAAGGGGTCTTCGAAAGGTAAGGTAATTCTAAATGGTAAAACTCGTTTTACTACAAAGGACCAAACTAAATCTGATCAAGCAAATAAGTTTATTGGACGTGGTTCTAAGGGTTCCTCAACAAACCAATATCGTCAAGATTGGGGTGATTTAGCCAATACTGGTCAATACAATAAAGAAGACGTAGTTTTTGTATCTGTTGAGGGTGGTCGCAATGGGCGAATTCCTTTAGATAAAGTAGAATTGCAACTGGCAATTGATGCTGGAGCCACAATCATTACTGATAATGCGAACGATCGTAAACGTGCATACAATGTAGGTGAACGTGAAGTTGCTGCTGTTCTTGAGAATAATAACTACAGTGATAATAACGGTGTTTGGAGTGTCTTAGAAACTGTTGCTGCCCCAACTCTCGAAGAGATGGTGGCTGACGAGACTAGCAACTATGAAGACTTTACAAAGATGTCTGAAGATGAGTTGATCGAGTCTGCCAACCGTTGGTTTATGAATGAAGAAGGGATGAGCTTTGAGAAGATGATCCCTGAGCGTCAGAAAGTCGTCACCAATTACACTGATGTCCTTTTGGCTCACTTCAACCTGGATCCCAAGATGGTCACAGGTGTGGTCTGGCTGCGTACACCAGATGAGAACCATATGGGTCAAGTTATGTGGGGTGAGCGTCTGATCGGTATGCGTGCTGGTGCTATCAAGACTTTGATGGGTCCGCAGAATACTCGTGAGTTCTACGTCGCTGAACACACAGTTTTCCATGAGCTGATGCACATCATTGATGCTTCTGCTTCCGCAGATACGACTCGTCCTGCGAGCCACTCAAGCAATCTGTTCAGTACAATCCAACAAGAAGAAGGTGCCATATATCTGGAGGTGAAAGCTGCTGTCGCTGCTGATTCAGAGATGGCACGGTACTTCGACTATGCCCTGTCATACGACAATAACATCGAGCAAATAGATACTCTGGCTTCCGAGTTGTTCGCCGAGATCGGTGCTCTCTACATCGAAGACACTGCCAAAGCTAAAGAACTTTTCCCTGAAGGAGTGAAATATGTCGAGCAAATCATCGTCCAAGCAGGCGGCCAAATCCCAGGTCAAGCCACCGATGGAGACACCGCATCCGAGTCCACAACCGAAGCTGAACCAGTGGCCTCAGACACGGGTGTGGAAACGTCCGGCGAAGTAACTATCTATCAACGTGACTTCAGCAATGTGAACCCGACCTTCAACAATTCGTTCCTGAAGAACGATGAGACTGTGTCCTATGTGGATGGTGCTGGTCTGCTCTCAATGGTTCGTGAGCAGGCTGATACTGATGGGTACGTGCAGTTCCAAGATGAGTACCTGCAAGCTCTGATGGACACTGCGAACAGTCGTCTGGAGTCAATCGACGGGATCAAAGACAAAGCCTTTGAGCGTATGAAGTCTGGTGAAGACGTCACCCGCATTCGTGCATTCAAAAACACCATGATGGTGGATAAGCGGACAGGCAAATACGATGCTGATCTACTGTCCATTGCCAGTGTGGCTGTCATTGATTGGCTCAGTAGTGTTCGTGCATCGAACCCCAAGTCCATCAGTGAGATCCTCGAAGATGCCAACCTGACGTATGACAATGTCACAGATGAGCAAATCCGTGACATGACATATGGTGTCCCAGTCCGGGATGTTGCTGAAGGTTTGGCGAAAGACATCGTCCGTCTCTGGGGTCGTCGTATCAACAAAGATGCACCGATGGTTGATGCTCGTGGTGCTGCTGAAGGCATGGCCAAAGAACTGCTGGCTGCTCTGATCCAAATGGATACTGGTCTGATTGCTGAGAAGAAAGTTCCGTACTTCAGCCAAGAAACTCAGTCGATCGTTGATCAATCTGTGTTCAACGTCTTCGGTATGGTCAAAAAGCAACAGGACATCGGGATGAAAGGTCAGGAGGCTATCAAGAAGATGTTGGCTCCTGAGCTGGATACGATGCCTTCGATCGGTAAACCAATCACGTCGATCGACCAGACACAGTCTCGTGGTGAGGTGAAACTCACACGTCCTGAAAAGAAAACTCTGAACCGTATGCAGACACAGGGACATGGCCTGGCTGCCGGTCTCAGTGGTGTGATCACAATGCTGGGCAAGGACAACCTGGCAACGCTCTTGGGCTACCAGGACATCTCTCTGCTGGGTGATCGTCATCCTCTGCGTGCTTCGATGGCTGGTAAAAACCTGTCGATCGAGCGTGACTTCCAAGAAGCAATGGCTGTGGTCGATGCGATCAACGCTGCTGGGGATAACCCAATGGTCTATTACCATGTGGGTGTCTCTCGTGTGGGTCGTCACCAATTCAAAGGGATCAACCCTCAGAACAACAAGATCTTGCGTGCTCTGGTCACTCCGACCAAATCGACTTTGGACATGACAACCCAGAAGCACAAAGATGCTTTTTGGCTGACAGTTGCTCAGGCTGCTGACATTTCTGGTTTCAACAAAGTCGAGAAGCAAGATCACGCATACCTGCTGGCGAATATCCAAGAGCAATTCTATGGAAAATACTCCGATGCTGTTGAGCTGATCGGTGAGTATCTCGAAACAGGTGAGATGGATGGAGCTGCTCTGGTGGAAGCCATGGGTGGTGAAGCCGAGATGCAACAGATCTCTGCTGTCTTTGCTGTGGCTCAGATGGAGAAAGCTATCATTGACGGTACAGAAGCATCGTTCGAGACCACTCTCTCATTCGAGCTGGATGGTGTGACCGATGGTCCGGGCAATATAATGTCAAACTTCGGCCAAGGTGTTCTGACCGAGCAGGATTACTCCAACTTCAAGCGTGTTGGTTTCTTCCTTGGTTCAACATCCATGACGCTGAACAAGTTCTTCGGAGCTGGGACTGAGAAAGACCTCTACGAGGTGACTGCTCAGAAAGCTCAAGCTGCGTACTATCTGAAGGCGGCCAACGCCAAAGCAGAAGACAAAGCAATCATGCACGCTGTGGGTCGCTTCGCTGCATATTTTGGAGATCTGGAGATTGTGGATGGCGACTATGTCATGACACGTAACATTGCGAAGAACCCGATGACCAAGACGGTCTACGGATCTTCTGAGCGTGGTATTGGTCAAGGTCTGGCCCAAGACATGATGATCAAGATGTACAAGAAACTCATCAAATCTCCTGATGGGTTTGCTGATTACACCGCGTTCAAAGATGACTTCGAGCTGATCTTCAACACGAAGTTTGATGAGGGTGTGGACTGGAACAAGAACCACCTGAGCAAAACTGATGTGGAGTTCTTCACTGCAACTGTGACCCAAACTCTGGGCAAGGTTCTGAGTGATACTGCGAAAGAAGTCATCGGCAATGAAATCATAAAAGTGAACGATGCTCTGGTGATGATGACTAATTTCCAGACTGAATTCCTCACACGGAAGTTCCAAGCACTGTTGGATGAAATGATCCAGTTCCGTGCTGCTGAGGGTTCTATCCCAATGGTCAACGGAAAGCCTGACCGCTCTCGTCTGACACAGCGTGACTACGATACTGTGGTCGAGAAGATCCGTGAGTATTCACCGGTCTACGCCAATAGTATGCAGACTTTGGACATTGGTTCATTCTCTCCAACAGACAGTGGCATCCGTCTCTCTGAGACAATGGATGGTCGTTTCCAACAGCCGTCATCAATGATCAGCCCTGAGACTGCTGGTGTGAAAGTCATCCCATACATCACACAGGGTCGTGGTGATGCAATGATGATGAACTGGATCTATGGTGGTGAGACTGCTCCAGAGAATACCCTTCAGGTGTTCGATGGTATCGACATGCCAATCGACAAGATTTTTGAATACGCTGACCAGATCAACAACGCTGTACTCAAGAACTGGGAGTCAGATGTCATGGGTGACATCGTCACTGACATCACTGGTTTCCTGGACAAAGCACAGACCCTGGATAGTGCGATGTACGCAGAAGCCTGGTCTAAGACTCTGTCCAATGCTGTTGAGAAGGAGAATTCTGCTGCTGTTCACTCTACTCCTGACGCTCTGATGAACCAGATCGTTGAGATGCGTCGTCGGAACCAAGCCCGTAAGGTTGTGTTCAAGAAGATCGGTATCTCTGTCGATCACATGGGTGGTTCAAACTCTGCCTTTGTGCAGGGAGAGCTGGGCCGTGAGTGGACACTGGGTGAGATCAATGACCTGATCCAAGCGGAGCTGGATGGTGTACCAGTCGATGGTACAATCGAAGGCACATTCACAGAGATTGTTGATGTGGCTCAGATCGAGCAACAACGCATGATCGAAGACCAGCGTGAACCAGTCGCAGGAGAGTTCTCTAAGCTCGTTGTGACGGATGCTGCAACGGTTATGGATGGTCTCCTCCGAGAGACACGTAACAAGTCTGTAGCAGCCGCTGTGCGTCTCCTGGCCAAGGCTGGATTGAAGACACGTATTGTTGTTGGTTCAGCACAGGAAGTTAGTGACTGGTACAAAGACAACATCGGTGTGATGCGTTCTGGTCTGAAGCAGGACAAGAAAGGTATCTATGACCCAATCAACGATGTGATCCTGATCACAGACAACAACCATGAGACGATGGTCCATGAGTTGATCCATGCTGCGACGTTCCAGAAACTCCAAGGTTTCTACGATGGTTCGGATACCTCGCAGAGTGCAACGGTCACACGTCTGGAGACACTGGCTGAAGAGTTCATGGAGATGGACTTCTCCAATAGCTCTGAGCAAGTTCAGAATGCTGCGAACAGTGCGAAGGCTCAGATCCTGTCACTTCAGGTGAAGTCGGATCCATTCTCCAAAGCTGCTGCTCTGAATGAGTTCATGGCTTGGAGCCTGAGCAATGATGCTCTGATGAAGGAGCTGAAACAGCGTCCATCAACTGCGATGCAACGTCTGAGCCAAACAGTGAAGGCTCTGATGCAGCGTCTGCTGGGTGGGATCAAGTCTGACATCCTGTCAGGTATTCTGTTCAACACAGAGATCCTGATCACTGATGAGCAAGCCACACCTGAGTTTACTCAGCAAGATGAGAACGTGGATGATGAGCTGTCGAAGACTGCTCACAAGTTCACCAACTTCTGGATTGATCTTGCAAAACAGCGTCTGCAAGAAGCTCAGAATGCGTTGGGTGATAGCGGTGCTCGGATCCAACAGATCGGACAGTACCGTAAGAATGCACAGGATGCTGTGGACACCATTACGTTTGGTGGTTTCACACTGAGTGCGTACCAGCAAGAGACATTCAAAGCGATCCACATGGTCTTGGCCATGGAGATGCGTTTGAACCCTCAGAGTGCTGCTGCTCTCAACGAGACATTCCAAAGTGTAACAGATGGGCTGACACCTGCTATGTTCGGTCCTATTAACGCACAGGACCGTTACTCGGCTGTGATGGAAGCATTTGGGGGGACTGAAAATGATGAAGGTGTATCAGATGCAATTGCTGTTCTTCTGGCTCTCAGTCAGACAAGCAAAGGTTTCCGTAAAGCTCTGGATCAACTTCCTATGCCGGAATCCATCCAAAACCTTAGCACTGACTCACTCAATGATTTCCTCGGTTCCCTGACAGGGATGCTGATGAACAAGGCTGTTGGGACGATCGACACAAATAGTCAGTCGATTTCCGAAACCTTGGATCAATTGTCAGAGTCGATCCTGCGAGAAGACTCAGCGAAAGAGTTCCGGATCCTTGCAGGTTTGATGAACAACCTGAACAAAGCTGACGCATACACAAGCGGTGCTCTGAAAACTTTGGCCGGTTACACCGAGTCAGTGAACAGTGAGCTTCGTGCTTCAAACCGTTCTAAACTAGTGAAAATTTTGTTTGGTGCTGTGACTGCTGCCACTGCTTTCCTGAATCAAGATCGTGCAGAGATCCAGGCTCAAGGGTTCAAACGAGTTACCCATATGGGAACTAACCTCGATTGGGCTATCCCAGTGCGTGAGTTTGTGAACGAGATGATCGGCACAGACGAGACAAACCGTAACGTGGTGGCTATGTTGGACCGTACCACATACGCTGCATCGTCAGTTCGTCAGAACTATCGTGAAGATCTTCCTGTGATTTTGCAGAAAGCATTCAATACTGCTCCGGATCAGGAACAGTGGCGTGCTGCTCACAAGGTGCTGGGCCGTACAGACTTTGCTGTGCTGTTTGATCAGAACCGTCCGAACCGTTCGTTCGAGATGATTAAAGATGAGAACGTCCTCGACACAAACATCGTGAATGCTGAGGCGGCCATTCGTTCGAACTTCTCACCTGCTGTGGCCAACACCATTCTGGAGAAGGGTCAGCAACTGGCTGACTTCATGAACGGTAAAGGTGCTGGGCATCAACTGTGGCGGAACGCATATGCTATCAACAAGATGGCCGGTGCTTACAAAGCAGAGATGACCGGTGAGATCGACAGCTTGATTTCTCTCTATGCTCTGAAGGGATCAGATCCTCTGATGCGTCAAGAGATCACTCGTATGTATGCAAGTGATCCAGAGGCAATGCAGAACCTGGCCGTGTACATGAAAGGTCTGAACGAAGAAGAGAACCAGAAGGTTGCTTCTGAGATGGCCTACATGAACGGTTACAAAGGTTACATCCCAGATGCAGGCAAACCAGGTGCCAAGGTCGTCATTGAGAAAGACGAGAACCGTCAAGATCTGGAGAAGAAAGGGTACAAGCGTATAGCTGACGCTCCTGCTGACAGTGGTTTCTCTTCGATCAACCGTGGATACTACGTGACCTCGACCAAACAAACTGGGACGTATTCCCAGGGTGTCATGCAGCTCATCCAGGACACGTATCGTGGTGTTGATTCCACAACTGGTTTGAGCGTCAATGGTATGACATCTGGTTTGATGGCTGGTTCAGTGGTCACAAGCGTAACCAATGCCATGAACAACATGACCAATGGTCTGGTGGACAACAAAGAAGCCCTGGTTCCTGTCTATGACGAAGACGGGGTGGTCTATTATGAGCGGATGATGAACCCTGACATCCTGGAGAAGCACACAGCTCCCAAGAGCAACCTTGCGATTGCATTGGGGTCTTGGGCTGGTCGTCAGGTGGAAGAGAAATTCGCACAGGTTTACAACGCAGAGCTGGTTGATGAGCTGAAACGTATCCATGATCAGCGTGATCCAAGTGATGATGGTCTGTTCGTGAACCTCCCAGAGGAAGCAAAGGCTTGGGCAGAGTGGGAAAAAGCTACACCGGCTCAACGTCGTCGTCTCAAAAAACCTGATTGGGTCTTCGTTGAAAGCTGGAATGTGATTTCACCACAAACCAAGCAATACATCGAAGAGGTGTTTGGCAAAGATCAATTCTTTGTTCGCAAAGATCAGATGAACTTGGCACTGGGCTACCGTGATCCATCTGTCATTGACATGTGGACTGGGAACACTCGTGTGCCTGACAGCCTGCGTGAAGGCGTACAGGCGATCACAGGAACAATCATGGGTAAGTACGCCATGCAGGTGATGGCCGGTATCGAGGGGACAACCCAGGGCGCTGTATCAGTGGCCAAGGATCTCATCGTGGTTCGCTCTCTGGTGGTTCCATACATGAACACACAGGCTAACGTGGTTCAGCTCTCCACTCGTGGGATCCCGATCAAACAGCAATGGCAAGGTTACAAGAACAAGCTGGCTGAGATCGAGAAATTCAACGAGAACCGGAAGAAGATCATCGAGTTTGATACTCGGATCCAATTGGCTGGTATGGATTTGAACAAAGTCCGTATTCTGGAGAGCCAGAAGCAGGTTGTGCTGGATGAGAATGCTCGCATGAGTGTGGCCCCATTGATCGAGGCTGGTGCTTACAAGAACATCGCTGAAGGTATCACCGAGATGGACAAAGAGTTCACATCGGGTCGTATTGGGGAATGGGTCGAGAACCAGACCAACAAACTGCCTGCTGGGGCTCAAACCGTTGCCAAGTATGGTCTGCTGTCCAAGGACACAACCCTCTACAAGGGTGCCAATAAGGCGGTGCAGTACGGTGATTTCATTGCCAAATCCATCTATTACGATCACTTGATGGAAAAGGGCTTGAGCCACGACGACGCAATGAAATTGGTGAACGAAGAGTTCGTGAACTTTTCCGTGCTCCCAGGACGAACACGTCAGTATTTGGAAGGTATGGGTGCGACTTGGTTCCTCTCATTTAAGATCCGGATCATGAAGATTGCCATGAATCAGATCCGTGAGAACCCTGCTCGTTCGTTGATCCTGGCTGCCACGATTGCAGACTTTGGTTCCCCACAGGCAGACAACCTTGCCTCGGTCATTGCTGACGATCGGATCGGGTATGCCTTGGGCTGGGAGATGATGTTCGGATCCGCAGGACTGAACCCATGGCTCAATCTGTACGATTAAAAAAAGATCCCCCTCCCAGGGTGAGCCTTGGGAGGGGGATCATAAGCCAGAGGCACTTGCTCATAGAGCTGTACAGTGGCTTTATTTGATGGAGACAATGGGATTTGAACCCATGCCTTGGCGATCACTTATCTGGTTTGAGCAGAAGGTCTCTTCGATCACTTGTTCTACCGCTGAACTATGTCCCCAAATTAGGTCAGGGATTTTCACCCTGTGTGATGAGCACAACCTCATCTCTGTGGCTTTCGGCCACTGGTAGCAGGTAAGTCTCCAGGTGAACCTGGTGCTTATCCTGCCTCGCTGTCAGTCGTTCTTCTGCTCGTCGCGGTGTTCTTTGGCGACCCACCATCCAAAACACAGTCCCGTGAAAACTATGGCGAATGGTGTGATAAACGCAACGAATGCCGCTACGACAAAAGCAGCTACCGTGATAGCGACTGACAACAAACCGAGAAGAAGGGCTAGGCCAAAGACCTTTACCCGACTCATTGGTCGAAGATAGACGACTTCTTGGAAGTGGTTGTTTTCACTTCCGAATCGTCTTCGGTTTTTTCGGGGGAATCACTTTTGGAGGATTCTGTTTCCTCGTCCCCGAAAAGGTTTTTTGACGAGGAGTTCCCGGTTTCGACCTTGGTATCGGCTTTCGCCGATGCTTTGTCTTCTGTTGGTTCAGGATCTCCTGCCCCATCGCCAGCATCGCTGTCTTCACTAGGTGTTTCCACATCTTCATCTGGCTCCTCTTTGGGCTTGTTTTTGGAACCAGCGGGGCGACCACCCTTATTTTTGGCAGGTGTCTTACGAGGCTTGGCGGTGAGAGACCCATCAATCATGACCTCGGCAACGAATTCGTCGTTTTCCATACGGAGTTCGACACCAGTTGCATTGGGCATTTTCAGTGTGTTCAAAACATACTGATCCAATACTTCCTGGATTTCTTGTTCTTCCAGAAGGATACGCATTACGTTCCCCTTTCTTGGTTCAATTTCAATGATCGTCACAAGGACGTATTCTTCGGGGGCAAAGCCCCCAAAACCAAACGAGACATCGTCAAGAAACTTCCAATTGTCATCTTCAATGATCCCAGCATGTTGCAGGGTATCTGAGAAAAACTTGTCCACTATGGAACAGATGTTTGCTATGTCGAATTCTCTTTTGGTCTTGGTAAAGACTTGATACCGAAGTTGAATTCTCCCCAGTGGGGGAACCTTCGCATCTCGTAACAGCTTCTTACCGTGGTCTTGAAACTTGTGCTTCAGTGCTGTGAGACTACGGAAGTGGAGGTTGCGATAAACGTTGAGGTTGAGTGCCGTGACCTTTTTGCGTGAGGTACGAAACCTCATTGGCAGTTTGATCTGATACACTCGTTGGGTCGGTGTGTTCATCGCAACCTCCTGTTGCTTGACGGTGATTAGTCGTCAAACAGTGAGGTGGAGGCTTTCGCCTTGGATCCACCTGCACCAGGCTTAGAGAAAGATTTCCCTTCGCCGGACTTCTTGCCAGACGACTTGTCGTAAGTCTGACCTTTGTTCCGTTTCAGCCACTTCTCGGCGTAGTTCGACTGGGACTCATCCATCTTGGCGATGGCCTTACCCAGCTCACGATCGTTCAGCACGTCATCGAAGTTGCCACCCAGTCCGCGAATGAACTCGGCGACGTCACTGATTGTGACCAGCTTATCTTCAGGGAAGAATTTCACGATCTCGTTCTTATCGCGGACTTCGCCGGAAGGCTCGTAGTTGCCTGTGGATTCATTCTTGACGTTCTTGTCCACAGTCTGACGTTGGAGAGCGATCTGGATTTTTTCACCATGCAGCTCCGAGAAGCAGTCAACTGCCTGGGGCAGCTCTTTCTTCGCGTCGAAGTTATAGATATTGACCGTCAGCTCTTCGACATCCATTTCGCCCATCTCTTTCGAGCAGACGAGCATACACAGCGAGTTGACCTGGTTGAAGCCAGGAAGGTTCTTCGCTTCACCTGTCTTCTTATCCTTGTAGGTCACATCGCCGTTGCGGTTGGAGACCCAGATTTGCTGTGTGGTCTGACGACCATTGATGTCCAGCAAAAGGGTCACGTTACGTGCATCAGAAGCCTGGGCTTCGCCGATGTATGCTGTCTTGATGGTGGCCGGATAGATGTCCGTATCCAGTACACCACCGCCTCCGAGGAAGTCGTCTTCGACTTTATCATCAGCGGCTTTTTTTCCTGCGAAAATGTTGCTCATTAGCATTGTTCTTTCTTTTCAGGGGTTGGGTTTTGGTTATTTGTTCGGAGCTATTCCGCGTAGTAACCAACGAGTTGGTCGATGACGAGCTGTGCATCATTCTCGATGAACGTCTCGTCGTCTGAGAACAGACCGAAGGGAGAACGTAAACGATCCCCAACTGTTGCTCTCGTGGTTCGGGTTTGGAAGACGTGCTTGTAGCCCATGTCCCGATCCCGTTCAGAGATGGTGAGCAGTTTGCCTTCGTTGGCATCCTTCTCGATCTCCTTGATCGTAGCCTTCTTGGCTCCAATCACGGTCGTGAAGTAGGCTTCAAGACCGTTTTTCTTCAGCGCACCTTTGACAGGTACGGTGTGGGAATACTTGCCAGAGTTCTCATCAAGCACAGAGTCAATGTGACCCAGCATGACTGAGTAGCCGGGAAATTTGGCCACATAATTATACATCAGTGTTTTGAAAAACTGACCGTAAGCACCCCACTGCTGCATCGTATTGGGTGAACCAATGACGTGAACAGATTCAAAGCGATCCATCATAAAGCTGATGGTGTCAATGATGATGGTGTGAAACCGTCCGGGGTTGTCGATGACTTGCTGATACAGATCAAAGATCTCTTCAGGGTCGTCGATAGTCACCCGTTTGAATTTGTTTTTGAAAGGTAGTGGTTTACCACCTTCGCAGTTGATGTAGAGCACACCTTCTCCACCACGGAGGTTCCGAAGACAGGCACTTTTACCTGCTCCAGACTCTCCTGCAATGAGGATAGATTTTGGACTTTCAGACATTATTTGATTTCCTTGAGTTCAAGCAATTTCTGTTCAGCACCAACAGGACATACAGGATCGTATGTGTCTGCGTTCACCCATTTCCCATCTTCTTCGAAGACGAGATACCAGTAGGCTGAATAGAAAATGATATGTGTGGATGGATCACCCATAGTAATCTCCTTTGTTGGTTCCCCCAGAGGGACTCGAACCCTCATTCCTCGTTTAGGAAACGAGTTTCTATCCCGTTGAATTATGGAGGAATGAGGGTTCATGGGGCAGTCATTTTACTGGCTACCGATTTCAGAATGGTCAGCTCCACTTCATCCTTTTTCAGGGGACTGATAGACTTCTCATTGAGCGTGTTGACCTTCTTCTTGATCATGTCATAGGACGCTCCGGCATCGACCAACATCATAGCGAATTTCAGCAGGTTGTCATTCCGGTGTCCCACTTCCATGTTGTTCAGGAACCAACGCTCAAGGTGATCCAAACGTCCCAGATCGGCCACCTGTGCGGTGTACTCACTGTGCTGCTTGGTCTTGGGGATGAACGGTAGGACGTTCAACAGATTGGTTCCCTTGTGGACAAAGACATCACTGTCTTCATAGGTCATCCATTTCTTTGACCGCTGGTTTGCGGATTCATCAGATTTGAATGGGAGCCAAAGAAGAAAGCTATTCATGAAGTCTCGATAGTCAGCCTTGTCCAGCTTCAGGTTGTAGTTGCAAGGCATGATCAAACGGAACCGATGCTCTTCATCGGTGTGACGCTTGGTCGTGGCTGTTATGAAAGTGTACTCTTTCATCAGCTCATGGAGAGCTTCCAAACGAATACCCTTGTTGGTGACTTTGCCATCTTTGTCACGCTCATGACCGTCGATGTCAGCAACCAAACAGTTGAAGCCTTCAAGAACGTTGTCTTCTTTCCGGTGCTCATCAACGAAGTGATGGTTACACCAGTGTAGACCCGGAGCTGTAAGCATCTTTGGGATCTTGTCAAATGGTTGGGTCATTGGAGAATAGTCAGAAGCGAATTGATCAGAGAAGCTGAAGCTGATCTTATTCAGATCGGTCTCCTCCAGCGTTGAACCAGTGAAGAAATCAACTCCACTGATCACGTTCTTCTTGATAACAACGTGGTTGCCCACGCCCCATGCCATTGCGAGATCCATAATCTCTCTACGTGGAACGGTAGAGGATGGATAATATGGCAGATCTTCAACCAGATCAGCATGGGTCAAGGTGACGCCTGACTCAGCGATATACTTCGCCAGACGTACAAAGTTGCGTTCACGCTTCAGGAGCTGTTGAAAGCTGGCACCTGATTGTTCTGCAACCTTGAGAGCTTGCCGGAGGTTTTGCTTCGAGATCGAATTGGAGTCGTCCAGGAAAGCATAGATCCCAGCAAGTTTGAGAGCCTTGAAGTACCGGTGAGACAGCTCTGCCTTCCGGATCACTTCATGTTCTGGCAAAGAGTTTGCCGTGGACTCACAGAAGAGACGGTATGAGATCAACTCGACCCCCACTTCTTTTGGTACATCAATCTTGTTATTGTAGTACCGGGTGTCAGCGAACTTGGCGAACTTGGCCTTCCATTTCAGAAGTGCATGGGACCGGTTCTTGGACACTAACCCATCGTAGACATCCTCTGGATTGACTGTCGCTGAGAGGGTCTCAGGACGGCCCATGCCAAAGAAGCAACGACGAGCATACCCAGTTTCCAAGAAGGAGTAGAACTCCTCCTCAGTCTTGGATCCGTCGAACAGCTTGGAGGTAGTACCGAACATGAGCATGTTGGCAGGGGTGGTCCCGACCAAGTCTATGCCACGTTCGTTCTCGGCTGTGTTTTTTACCAGCTTGGTTTTGATCCGACCCAAGTCGTAAAGCTCCAGGAGGATGTTCACCACCTCTGTATTGCCTACGATGTTGGATCCGATCTCATCCATCTGGAAGTTGATTGCACCTGCACGAGCCAGCAGCAGCTTGTAGCGTAGCTGTTTAACTGCTGGGCCAGTACCGGAGTCAAAGATGAAAGGAGCGTGTCCCTGACGCTTAAAATCAGCCTCAAGGAGTGTCTTCTCTTGATCTTCATTACTGGATTTCTTTGCAGCAATGTCCACTGCGAGATCATAGATTGAACTCTCAGCGATAGAGGGGAAGGTGGTCCCCATGAAGAGCTGTCGAAAGTCAGCAATGACATCTTCCATCATGGACACAGAGTGACCCTTACCAAAGCCTGATGTAGCCAGAGCAATGGAATAGATATTGATCGGGATTTCACCCCGTTCAGGACTGATGATTGTTGCCCTCATTGAGCTTGGGATCAAGCTCAGGAAGTAGGCAACTTCAGCCTGGAAGAAGTCACGGTTGACGTTTCCTGTACGGTGGCACAGCAGATCAACCAGCTCCGACATGGCCGGGTGATGGGGTTCTTTCTCAAGCACGCTTAGGTCATAGAGTGGTTTTGACACGGGGTGTCTCCTTATGTTCGGCTTCCATCATCATGGAAGTAATTTTTGCGTTGTTCACAAACCGAAAAAGCAGGGCAATATGGACATGCCTTGACTTCACCGGGGACAGTGATGACTACACCTTTGCCTTTTTCTTTGAGCCAAAGCTGTGCATCAGCTTCTTTCTCAAAGTTCTTCTGGCAACGACCACCTGCTTTGGCTGTCGCTGGATTGGAGTAGTATTTGTATTGTGGTTCAGAACGCCAAAGTTCTTTTGGCGTACACTCCACCATCTTGTCTTGGTTTTTCCCAGCATTTTCAATGATGTGATCAACCTTACCGTTGACCCAATCCTCAGTCTCATCGAGAGACAGCAGAGTAAACTCCTTGTGGGGTGTTCGGATCTGAGGATATTTTGGATCGGCTGTGCGATACTTGACCCAATCAGTGAAGATGAACTGGATACGCATCACGTCATCACGGATCAAGTCCGGAAGGATCCAACGATACAAGGAACCCTGAAGGATGTAGTCTTCATCCTTGTTCCCAGAAGTCCAAGCAAATGTGGATGTGGATTTGAAATCCCGATAGGCTTGACCGATCAGGAAGTCGAGCTGACCGGTGATGACAAGATCACGGAACTGCTTGTAACCACGGATCTCCAGATAGATGGGGATCTCGTCATCTTTCACAGTCTTGGGATCTGGATTGATCCGGACTTTGTCGATGATCTTCTGGGGATAGTGCAGCTTACGCATTGCACTACGCCAGTCACCCTGGGTCCACGCACGTTCGATAGAGTCATGAAGACCATGACCCATACGAGAGGCAATCATGTCAGAGAGGTCATACTCTTCGAGCTTCTGATCAACCTGACGTTTGAGGATGAGCTGTCGAGTTGGTTTCATCAGAGTGGTGACAGAGATCAACTCACCTGGGGGAGCTTCAGCAGCACCGGATTTGTATCCATCCTGCAAAAGCCAGACTGCCAAGGGCAAGTCGATCTTGTGGTGATTGGTAATCTTAACCATTGAGTTTTTCCTAAAGAAATGTGCAGAATGTGTAGAACTTTGGGTCGTTGTCTTCAGCAAGCTGATCTACAAAGACCTTCATTTCTGATGAGAGTTCAGACTTCCAAGTTTCAAATTGGACTTCTGCTTCTACGATTGTGAATTCTTCAAAGCCTTGAAGAACATCCCAACGAACATCTGAACTGATGAAAAGCTCAACACCAAAGACACACTGTTTGCTGTCCAGATCTATTGACATGAAACCTTTGGTCTCTTTGTAGTCGATGTTTGATTGCCAGTTAGAAATTTCAGTGGTCATTGGTGTGACCCAGCCATACCAAGTATGGGCGCGTTGACTATATCCCATTGAGTGTCTCCAGATGTTTCGTGATGCAGGTTTGGACATCAGCGATGGTTGCGTTGTTAGGGATGGTCATTTCATTCTTCCAGTTTGGAAAGAAGATCGACAGCTCCCCGCTCATTTTGATGTCTTCGCTCTGGATTTCAGGAAGTTCCTGCCAGCTCACAGCTTTCACCAAATGCTTGTTGGCATACAACAGCACTTCCATATCATCTTTGATGAGGAAATATCCTGCATCATGGATCTGAGCACATGGTTTGATGTCCAACCGATAGGGACCGGAACGAACAGTCTTCATAAATTCAGTACCAGCACGACTGTTCAACATGCAGTAGGATTGACCCAGGGCGTTGCCTGCTGTGCGTCCTTCGGCTGCTGCTTCATAGGGTGTCTTACTGGTTCCAAGCACCACCTGCTTCAGCAGGGGAGTCCGGAGACGCAAACCAAAAGCGAGAGTGACGTAGCCATCCTTACAGGCTTGTTCCAGTTTATCTGCAACCCACTTGTCAGAGACGTGGTACAGATTGTGATAGCTGGCCTCGATTGACTTAGCCAACTGCGATGTGAAGCCACAGTTTGCCATCAGAGTCACGTATGTACCCTGATATGTTTACATACCCCCCTCACATTACATGAGGGGGTAATCCAGTAAGCGCAAAAGTGGGCGCTTTGGATTCTTGCCTCCAATGTGGGTAAAGTTTTTTGATTGAGTTAACACGAGTCACATTATGATCTAAAGATGAAACTTCAGATATAGATGTAATAGTGTCATTGATTTTTAGCACCATTGCTTCTAGCCCTTTCTTGTTTTTGCATCAAAAGAGAAAAGTTGAGTTCTTTTTCACGATTAGTATATCGTGCAATCTCTCTGAGTTTGGTTGATAAATAAGGCACTTTATAAGGAACACGTTGAGTGAGACTTAAATATGATTCTCCATCAATCACAGACTGAAGACACTCTTGAAACTCACCAAAAGAAAGTCGATTGGTATATACCCGAAGCCCTAAATTCACTACATGAATGGAGTTCTCTGAACTTGTTACCCATTCAAGATTAGTGTCTTTATTATTCCAAACATCTCCATCTTTATGATTGACCTCTGGAAGGTTATTTGGATTTGGAATCCAAGTTAATGCCACAAGACGGTGTACGTAAAAAGAGGATCCAAATCCATTAGACCACAAAGAGACATGAAAATACCTAACATCCTTATGTTTTGCTGGTTTTAGGTACTTGTTGGAATGATGAGAAAATACCCTACCATCTGAGTTGATAGAGTATTTTCCTTCATACCCTTTCAGAGCTTTAAGCATCAGGTACGACGCCCCAGTCATTGGCCAGCATGTCTGTCTGCGAACAAAGCCAAGGAACAATCGTCCCGTCTGCTGTACGCATATCCACATGGCCGTGGTAGCTCACCTCTGTACCCTCACCGAGAATCGAGATGAGAGGCTCACGGTTGACTGTGAATGTGGAACCTTGAACCAGGAAGATGAACATGTTCTTCCCATTCCAGCCGGAACGAGAGACACGACCACCACGCTTCACGATCTCCAGTGCATCACTGAAAGTCATGTTACCACTGTTGTGGAAGAGTTCATCGAAGACAGCTTTGGGCTGCCAGTTGATGTGATCAGTGACCAGATCTTCGACAAGGTATCCAGCATCATTGCCGTCTTCATCATCGGGGAGTGTCCAACCACGAAGGTTGTTGTACTCCTGTCGTGTCATTGGTTTGGCATTGACTGCCAGAGTTCCTAGATAGATATCCATTGGTTTCTCACTTGTTTAGTTGGGCTACTAGCTCTGAACCGAGCATCGTTTGACCCTGATATTCTATCTCCTCATCACTGTGGAAATAGATCTGTTTGCCATCGACCAGAGCTTTGTAAGCTGTGGCTCCTTCGGGAAGGAGTTCGATGTCAGGCATGTGCTCCTTGAAATAAGCCAATGCACGAAGACAGTGGCCGTCGAACCCATCAGTATAGACCTTGATCTTCTCTGGATCTTTGGTCGTAACTGCTGAGATTTTGTCCTCCAAAGAGTCGAAGTCCAAACCAACAAACAGCCATCCGGGAGGTGCTTCAAAGCACTCCTTGATGAGCTTGGCAAGTCTTTGTTTGGTCTTTGTAGACCCAGCAGAAGGGATATTCTGTAGGTTGGGTCCGTTGCTGGACAATCTACCAGATGCTGTCCCTCCGAGTCGGAAGTTTCCAAACAAATAATGCCACCCATCGTTGCCTTTCTGAGCTTTGAGAAAAGCTGGAAGGAAGGTTGAGAGGATAATTGCACTGGCTTTGTACTCGATCAGGATCTCCAAGAATCGAATCACTTCGGGATCCTTGGTGTGATTGATCAGCTTCTCCAATGTCTCAGCACCTGTGGCAGGCTGCTTGGTGTCTGTGTAATCCAACACAGGCAAACCAAGGAAGTCTTCATTATAAAGGAACCGCTGTAGCTGCTTAGGGCTACCGGGGTTGAACTCTACGATTGTATCTTTGGTGAGACCAAGATCAGCCTTGGTTATCACTTTGGTTTTGAGCTTGGCATTCTTCTCGATGACTTTTTCATCTCGCAGTGTGTCCATAAAGGACCATACGATTTGAAGGTTGTTCATCTTATTCAGATTATCTGTGGATTCTTTCTGAAGAAGTTTGTCCAAGGCTTTCACTTTGGACATGTTGAGAGGCATACCTGTGAGCTGCATCTGAATGATGTCGATCACTGCTGGTCTGAACAACGTCTGGTAAGGAATGTCCTGATTGTCAGCCAACATAATTGGCAGATTTTTGTTGTGGACATACCATGTGGAGAGTCCATCAATCAGGTTGTACTGTAGGAGATCTGGTAGAGAGATCAGATGGATGTCATGGATGTCTTCCTGAGCATAGTTTCCAGCAAATGCTTGTGCTTGGATCTTGAGACCCAGCTCATTACCAGCACAGGAATTGGTTGCCAGATAGGTGATAATCTGGGTGCAGTCCCAGTCTTTCAGCATCACGTCGAGACCTTCGAGGAGACCCTCTTGGTCAAGGATGTGATCCATAAACAGTTGATAAATCATGACATAAACGTCGTAGCAGATGTTGTGGTAGATCATCTTTCGTTTGAAAGCATAGAAGAAATCTCGGAGAGCTGCTTTGATTCTCTGGTTTTCTTTTCGACCAGACTTCTGACCATCCATAGGATTGTTGTCTGAGTCTACAGGGAAGGCTATCCCTTCATGTTCATTCCAACAGAAGGTGATGGTCCCAACTCCTGCATCATAATGCTTCAGAGAGAAGCCTTCGATGTCACAGGTGAGATCACAGTCCATAGCCAAGAGCTTGTCGAGCCAGTCTAGGATGTCATTCTCTTTGGTAGGGTAGTCTGCGAACTTAATGATGTTCGATCCAACCACTGTGGAATTGCCTGCTGCCCACCGTTTGGTGGACTCCAGTGCCATACCAATCTTTGCCTTTATCTTGTCAGGATCATAGAAGACCCGTCCATAATTTGGACAGTAGGTGATGGTGAAGTCCTTGTCATATTCAGAGACAAAGTAATCACCAATGGTGGCATCTGTCTTGGCTTTCTTCGACAGGATTTTGAAGTAATCCGGTTGAGTGACAACCAACATTTCAATGCCTTCTGCCTTGAGATTTGGCAGAAGATCATCGAGATATTCTTTCATGTCAGCAGCAGAGTTTTTCTTCTTGGTTCCATCCATGAAGAGATCGGCAACCATGATGCTCTCACCCAAAGCAAGCAGGTGAGGTTGGTAGTAATGCTTCTGCACCTCTGCTGTCTGGATGCGTGGAACCAAGATACAGATTCGAGGATCTTTTGCAGAGTTGCCGATGACTTCATATCTCATTTTCAATCTCCAATAACGATATGATCAGCTTCACCAATAGCTGTTTGAGCTTCCAACATTTGGGTCATCCATTTATCATTGTGAGATGGAAAATCGAGTTCTTCATCAATGACTTGTGAGATAACAGCATAGAGTGTATTTGCACTGTCTTTGCTGATTGTGATTTCAGTTTTCATTTGAAGTATCTTTCTGAAAGCTCACCTCTGATGTAGAGACGAGAGCGTGGACGGGACAGTGCAACGTACTGGAGACGTGCTGTCTGCTCCTTGTTGGTGGACTTACCAATGTCGGCAAGATCCACGATGACGGAGTCATAGGTTGATCCCTGAGCCTTGTGCGTGGTGGATGCACTGACTGAACGTAAATCAGGATAACCATTTTTGACTTTGAAGAATCGTTCCCAGCTCTTTGTTCCAGAGTAAAATTTCAGAACCAAGGCACGATCATTGTGGTCTGCGAAGGCTGTTACCGAATAGGTAACACCTGAATTCACATCCTCTACATCCATGATGATCATGCGAATCTCTTCACCAGAGACAATGGATTTGTCCATATAGTCATCAGTGATTCGAACCACACGAACCACTTGGTCAGTGTAGAGACGGGTCTTGCCAATCAGTTCAGCCGACGAGTTGTTCGAAAGAATCTCACCAACCTCATAGGGGTGAGTATAATTCCGAAGCTGACGGATGAACGTGTTGTACTGGATCACACGCTTGTTTGTGTAGGAGAGCACACGCTTGCATGGATCCTCGTTGAGGAACTCACGCTCAAGGATTCCCTTGAGTGTTGTACCATCGACAAAGTCTATGACACCAGGGACTTCTTTGATTCGTGTGAAGACACCGGTGAGGACTGTTTGCTTGGCCTGCTCACACAGATCCATCAGAGCCTGTTGTCCAGCATTACGCACACTGGTTTGCAGGAGACCTGTATCCATACCACGAGCATAGATCGGAGAGATTTTCTCTTTGACAGGGGCCAATTGATTTTTGTCCCCTACAAACAACACCTTACAAGAGGAGTCGATACCCTTCTGGATGTACTTGAACAGGTCAGTGTTCACCATGGAACATTCATCGACAATGAAGAGGGTTCTAGAATGAACGAACCAGTTGGGGGTAGGAACAATCTTGACTGCTCCAGTGTTGAAGTTCTCACTGACTCGGAGATTCATCAGAGAATAGATCGTGCCGATCTGGCCAGCACGGTGAGGCATTGCGTCTGAGATGACGGCTGCTGCTTTGTTTGTGGTCGCTGTGATCTCCACAGTGTGCATCGTCTTGTTGGTTTGATGCTTTAGGATTCCATCGGCGATCTCTTTGATCAGGTGAGTTTTGCCCGTACCTGCACCACCGGATACGTCCATGAATTGATCTGGTCCATTGATGAACTTGATGATTTTCATGAACACGGCTTGTTGGTCTTTGTTAAGTGTCATGTTGTTGCTTTCTATATTGAAATGTCCCCAGCCTTTCGACTGGGGACAGTGGATCACACGCTATTTTAGCTTGGGTTTCAGCCAAG